CTGGGGCTGCACCTACACGAAGGACGGCGCCATCAGCATGTGGAAAAGCATGCTCGACGAGTTCGTTTCCGAGGTCCGTAGCATCAATGCGCAGAAGAAGCGCAGCCAGTTGCGCCCGGACCCGATGCTTCGGCGCCGCGGCTACAACTATGTGACGGACGTCACGTCTTGATCGTCTCTTTTCCGCCGTTTGAGCCAGACAAGGCGCCTTACAACAGCAACGCCACGGCGACCGCTGTCAACGCGCTTCCGATCGCCGATGGCTGGGGGCCTATGCCTTCGCTTGTGCCGCTCGCTGATGCGCTCCCTACCGCGCCGCGGGGATCTATCACGGCCAGACTGTCGACCGGCGTGCAGGTGACAATTGCCGGCACGGCCACCGGCCTCTATCTGGTCAACAACAACGGGACACGGACGGATGTCTCGGGGCCGAGCGCGCCATATGCGGTTCCCGATGGCGATGAGTGGTCGTTCGACGTGTTCGGAGCCCGCATCATCGCCACCAACCTGAACGACGTCGTGCAATATTACGATATCGGAACGAGCACGGATTTCGCAGATCTGCCGGGAACTCCGCCAAAGGCCCGCTTCGTCAAGGTGATAGGCGATTTTGTCGCGCTCTTCCAGCTTAACAACGACGCTGCGGCGATCCACTGGTCCGGCATCAACAATTCCGAGCAGTGGGTTCCCGGCGAGGAGCTTTGCGACACCAACAGCTTTCCCGACGGCGAGGAGTTGCAGGCAATCAGCGTCAATGGCTCCGGCGCCACTCTGGCATTCCGCTCCGGCTTCCGTTCGATGATTTTCGATCCTTCGTCGGGCTATGTCTTTACATTCTCGCCCTTTGCCGAGGGCAGGGGCTGCGCTGCACCTCTTTCGCTCGTCGACATTGGGCGAGGGGATTTCGTCTATTACTCCGATACCGGCTTTTACCGCGGCGCTTCGGCAACACCGATCGGGGCTGAACGTGTCGATCGCTGGATACAGACGGTCACGACAGACGGGACGCGATCGAAGATCAAGGGCGTCTATGACCCATTCCGCAAGGTGGTCATGTGGCGCTATGAGGACGCAAGCGGCAACGGTTATATCCTCGGATATGCCTGGCAGTTGGACCGCTGGTTTCAATCCGACACGATCGTTACGGGCCTCGGAGTGTTCGCCACCTCGGCCAAGACCCTTGAAGACCTCGATGCCATATCGTCTTCGATCGACCTTCTGCCATTCTCTCTGGACAGTTCGGCTTATGGCGGCGGTCCTCCATCCTTTGCAGGGTTTGACGCCACTTTCCGGCTTGGCTTCTTCACTGGACTGCCGCAACAGGCAACGATCGAGACGGGGCAGACGGAATTCACGCCTGGCAGCCGCAGCTTCGTATCGGGGTTGAGGGCGATCAGTGACAGCCCCGGGATTACGATTGCGATCGGCATACTGGACTCGCACGACGACACGCCGACGTGGACCGCGCAGCAGACCCGAAACAGCAGGTCGTTCATGTTCGATTTCCGCGCCGATGGCAGGCTGCACGCCTTCCGCGCCATTATCCCGGCTGAAGATGGCTGGTCGGCTCTCAGCGCCTTGAACGTCAACGGCATCCCGAGTGGTGGCCTATGAGCGTCAATATCCCATTTATCGCCAACGTAAAGACGATCTGCAAGGATCTGACGACGACCGGCACGATCGGCATTTACACTGGTATCACAAACCTCCGCGGCTCCCTCGATAGCATGTCCGTCTGCAACGACAGCGCATCGAGTGCCAATTTCACGCTGCAGATGACCGATGGAACGAACATCTACAAAATCTATGACGTCTTTCCCATCGCATCGCATACCACGCTGTTCATCAAGGAACACAACGTTCAACTGCCTGATGGGTGGACGCTGCAGGTAATCGCCGGCACGGCCAATGCCCTGCATGTCGTGTCTGTAATCGCCGAAGTCAGCCCGGTTCGCTCGCAGTGAGGATCGCCATCGCGAATTCTGCAGAGGTTGATGCGGCTTGGCCGACATTCGGAGACCGGCTGCAGCAGGCATGCGACAGGACCGGCGGCGATCTGTCGTCCGGTGAACTCTGGCAGATGTGCCGATCTGGGAATGCCTTTCTCGTCGTCGTTTTCGATGTCAGCGGACTCAAGGCAGCGCTGATCATGCAATTCCAGAAATGGGCGAAGAAATACGTCATGCGCTGCTTGGCCATCGTCGGTGAGTCCGCTGACGAATGGTTGCCGATGGCCCGCGAATTCATCGCGCAAATGGCCAGAGACGGCGGCGCGACAAGCTTTATCGCAGAAGGCCGCGAAGGTTGGCCGAAATTCTTCCCGGAAGCCAAGAAACTGCGCATTGTCTATGAGGTCGAGATATGACTGGTGGCGGAAGCAAAACCACGACGCAATCGAACAGCGAGCCTTGGAAGGCGGCACAGCCCGCTCTAACGCAGGGCATCAATGCGGCGCAGAGCCTTTATGACAAAGGTGTAGGGGCCAAGGTCTATACCGGCTCCACCGTCGTTCCGTGGGATCAGAAGACCATCCAGGGCCAGAACGCGATCACCGATTCCGCCAACGCCAATCTTGGCGGCAATGGTCTATCCGGCCAGCTTCAAGGTGTCATCAACAATGGCGGCTACAATTCCGGCCAGCTTGAGGCGCTGAACAACACGCGGTCGGTTGCCAACGGCAGCTTTGACATCAATTCAGATCCCGGCTTTCAGCAGGTCGTCGACCAAGCGCGCAACACGGTCAATGCCGGCGCCAGCGGGGCGGGCCGGTATGGCTCGGGCATCCACCAGCAGACGCTCGGCAACACGATCGGCGACCTCGGCGCGCGGCAGTATCAGGCGTTCCAGCAGCGCAAGGACGCGGCGAACTCGAACCTCTTCAATATGGGCAGCACCGGCTTTGGTCAGCTCGGGCAGGCATATTCCGGCATGAAAGCCCCAGCATCCGATCTCATGCAGGTGGGCGCCATGAACGAGGATCTTGCCACAAGGCAGATGAACGACAAACTGCGCATCTTCAACGAGCAGCAGAACAAGCCCTGGGAGAACCTTTCTAGGCTTCAGGCCATCGCATCGGGCGCCGGCCAGCTTGGCGGCTCGACGACACAATCACAGCCGGGGCAGAACCCGTTCCTCACGGCTCTTGGATATGGCGCGACCGGCGCTGGCCTTTTGGGGATGTTTTAAATGGCGCTTCCTCCCTTCGCATCCGGGTTCCGCCCGTTCCTCCAGAACAACAGCGATACGTTGCTTGCCGCTGGCGCTGGCCTCCTTGGTGGCCAAACAGCTCCGCAGCAGGTCGCCGGCCTCGCACAGGGCGTTTCCGGTGCCCGCCAGAAGAACAAGACGCTGGAGTTCCTTCGCCAGCAGAACCCGGAACTGGCGGCGGCCGTCGAGAGCGGCGCTCTGTCCGGTGGCGATGCCTACAAGCTGTTTTTCCAGCAGAAGCTTGAAGCTGAAAAGCCGCGCAACAACCTGCTCCCGGTCGGCAAGAACCTCTACGACTTCCAGAACAAGGAATGGATCGCGCCGCCGGCTGGCATGGCCGCTGATCCGGCGGAATATGGCCTCAACCCGATCTACGGCACCGATGCCAACGGCAATACGGTCATCGGTCAGGTGGACAAGTCCGGGAACTTCCATCAGGTCAACACCCAAGGCTTCAAGCCGGTCGGCACAACGCATAACCTGAACCTCGGCACCACCTACCAGACGCAAGACCGCGCCGGCAATGTCATCGGAAATGCCCCGATCGATAACGCAGGCAAGAACTCGCAGGAGGCGATCGGCGAGGCTCAAGGTAAGGCAATCGCTGCTGCTCCCGGCGACCTACAGGCGGCCCAGAACGCGCTCGACATGGTCCAAAGCCTACGCAACGACCCATACAAGGGCCGTGGTACTGGCTTCTCGTCGGTTCTCAACGGCATCCCGGGAACGGGCGGTTACGACTTCTCGAACAAGGTCGACCAAGCAAAATCCGGCGCTTTCCTCACGGCAATCCAGCAAATGCGCGGCCTCGGTTCTCTTTCGAACTCGGAAGGCGGCGCAGCGACTGCGGCCGTCAACCGCATGAACACGTCGACCTCCGAAGAAGAATTCAACGCGGCGCTAGACGATTACGAAAAGATTGTTCGCCAGGGTGCAGCCCGCGCCCAGGCTCGCATCCAGCAGAGCGGCGGCCAAGTGCAGGCTCCTCCCGGTCTCGCGCCGCCGACCCAAGCTGCCCCAGGCACCGTTCGCCGCTATAACCCCGCAACCGGGAAGATCGAATAATGGCGGTCCAGATCCAAGCGCCCAACGGCGAAATCGTTGAATTCCCGGATGGCACGACCGATGACGTGATCGTCAAGGCCATGCAGGCCACCTATGGGGCTCCAGAGCAAGATCTGAGCAACGCGAGCGCGGATACTCAGGATCTCGCCTCCAGCATGTCGAACATGACGCAGAACCCGGGACAGGCGATCGACGCTCAGCGGGTGAACGACGCCAAGGCCAAGCGCGACGAGTTCTACAGCAGCGGCATCTATGGTGGCCAATACAATCCTCTCGGCCCGATCGCCAAGTCCATCGACGCCGGGGCGAGTGCCGCACAGCGCAGCCCGCTCTTCGGCTGGGATGACGAACTGACCGCTCTTGCCCGCAGTGATGTGAACAAAGGCGACTATGGCAAGCTTCAGGCCGAGGCAGACGCCAACAAGACTGCCATGCGCCAGCAGAACCCCGGCGCATCTCTTGCCGGCGACGTCGGTGGCGGCCTCATCACGGCGCGCGCTCTACCGAACGTTCTTGCTGGTCGCAATCTTCCTGTCATCGGCCGCACCGGTGCCGCAGCTCTAGAAGCCGGAACATATGGGGGGATTACAGGGGCTGGAGAGGCTAAACCAGGCGATCGGACGACCGGCGCGGCTGTTGGTGCCCTCATTGGTGCTGGCACTGGCGCTGCTCTGTCAAAAGCAGGGGATATGCTCGCCTCTCGGGCCGCCCTGAAGGCTGCAAACACTGCTCCAAGCGCCGAAGAGTTGAAGGTCGCCTCGAAAGCTCTCTATGACCAAGCCTATCAGGCAGGCGTCGGCATCAACCCGCAGGCAACCGACAATATCGTGCAGAACATGACGTTCGCGGGTGGCCGGATCAACGAAGCGCTTCGCCCGAAGACGGCTGGGATCGTCGCCGACGTCCAGGCATTGCGCGGCAAGCCGATGGATCTGCAGACGTTCCATGAACTGCGTCAGGAAATCGATCTGGCGATCCGCGGCGCCGAGCCTGGCGATGAACGGACTCTGACACGGATGCGCGATATCCTGACCTCGTTTGCCGAGAATGCGCATCCAGGCCAGCTTACCGGCCCGAAACAGGCGCTCGATACCTTCCGCGAAGCCGACAAGCTTTGGGCGAAGCGCTCCAAGACGCAGATGATCGAAGACCTATTTGACTTGGCTGACGTCAAATCCGGTCGGTATTCACAGTCAGGCATGGAAAACGCGCTGCGTGACAAGGCATCTCAGCTCTATACGCAGATCGTCAAGGGCAAGGTCAAGGGTTTCACCGGGGAGGAAGTCGGTCTTATTCGCAAACTGGCAAAGGCCGAGACAAGCCCCGCACTGACAAAGTGGATCGCCAAATTCGCGCCACGCGGCCCCATGTCCGTGGGTATGGGAGCTAGCGTCGGGGGCCTCATCGGCTCGGCATTTGGCCCTGCCGGTGCTGCCGCAGGGATGGCAGTGCCGGGGATCGCTGGCTATGGGGCTGCCAAGGTCGTTGACCGGGCAGCGCTCCGCGCGATCGACGCTGTCAGAAATGCAGCTGCAAGCGGCAATGCTCCGGTGCTGAAGGCGATTTCGAATAGGGTGATGCCGCTGCTCGGCCCGATTGCGTCTGGCCTCAGTAGCCAAGCGCTGCGCGATAGATAAACTTCCCGATCTGGGACAGGACGATTGCCAGCACGAAGAGCGGCAGCGTCACATTGAAGAACCAGTAAGCCCCCGGACCCCAAAAGGGCTCCTTCTTCCCGGCCTTGGACCACTCGCTTTCATGCAGGTCCACGCGCTTCGAAAACTTGTCGTCCAATCCAATATCCTTTGATGCCCTCAGACGCGGCATTTTACACGCAATCCATGGGGAATGCCAATGGCTGATTTCGATTGGTCGCCCTATCGCGTTGGCGGGGCGACGAGGTCCGACGCGCTGTCTGGAATGAACGCACAGTTCAGGGCAGCACTTCAGGGGCTTATCTCATCGGCTCCGCACGGTATCCGCGAGCAATTGCAGGTCTATTCCGGGTATCGGTCGCCGACCAAACAGGCCGAACTCTATAACCGCGCGCTGCAGAAATATGGATCTCCACAAGCCGCCCGCCAGTGGGTAGCGCCTCCGAACAAGAGCCAACACAACAAGGGCATGGCGGCCGACCTGAAATACCTCTCGCCACAGGCAAAGGCATGGGTGAGGGAGAATGCCCCGGTTCATGGGCTGTCATTCCCGCTGAAGAACGAGCCCTGGCACGTTGAGCTGGCGACGGCTCGCAATCCAAATGCAGCCATGCCGCCAATGGATATCCCGAACGTCGCACCGTCTGACGTTTCCCCGTCGCTCCTCTCCTATGACGCCGTTCCGACGCCAAAGCCGCAAAGCAGCCCGTTCGATTCCATCCTCGCGCCGTCCGCTCCCTCGGCCCCGACAGAGCAGATGGCTGCTTTCCGAGCCACGCCATCACCCGTCCAAAGGGAGGCATTGCCCGACGTGAGCCCTGTCAGCATGAAATCCTCCCGCCTCGGTTCACCCCCCACGCTGGCCGATATGTCGCGCCTTGGCCCCGCGCCTGCTGCAGCGCCTGCGTCGTCCTATTTCGACTATTCCGGCCTTCTCGGGGAAGATCCACAGCAGCCAAGTGCCTTAGACGCGAGGTTCGGTCCAACCACACCCGTCGCCACGACCCCGCAACAGCTCCAGCGCGGACTTCTCGATCAGCAACTCAACGCCGGGATACTGCCGGATCTGATGACGCCCGCGACGAACTGGCCAGGTCAGATGGCCCCTGCCAATGCTCCGACTGTCGATCAGCCGGCCATGGGAGACTATGAGCCGGCGTCGATCAAGACATCGAGTGTCCAGCCTCCCGCAGTCCAGAACGGACTAATGTCCATGCCGGAATATCGGCAGGTCCAAGAACAGCAAAGCCTGCTCGGTGGCCCGATGCAGCATTCGACGCCAGCAGAATTCCAGGCTTATGCCGACCGCACTAGGCAGTCTATGCAGAACAGATCTCTCGGCGGTGGCGTGCTGGGCGGGTTGCTCGGTGGCCTCACGCTTGGCCCGATCGGCGCCATCGCTGGTGGTCTCCTCGGGCGCAACGTCGCACGCGGCAGTTTCTTCCCGGAGGCGCCGCCGAAAAATCCGAACAGCAAGCAGCAACAGACAGGTTACGCCGGCCTGAACGAGTCCGGCCGCCGCTCATATTCGGAAAGCAAACAGTTCAGAGATGCCGTTGACGGCAAAATGAGCGCAGGGCTCTGGTAAGGAACAAAACATGGTTAAGCCGAATTTCCTTTCGTGGGACACCGTTGCCAACAACAACACCGACGTCGGCGGCGTCAACATCAATGAAGGCTGCCCACCTTCGAACGTCAACAACGGCATGCGCGAAATTATGGCGCAGGCCAGGGCAGGCGTCGATGGCAAGATGGTCTACGCCGCAAAGTCCTCGGGCTACACTGCTGTCGCGGCCGACAACAATGCTTTCCATCGCTGCACCGCAACTCTGACAGTCGCATTGACGGCGGCGGCAACCCTTGCGGCCGGGTGGCATCTGCTGGTCTTTGCGGATGGTGGTGACGTGACGATCGATCCAAACGCCTCGGAAACCATCAACGGTGCTACGACCACGATTGTCCCGAACGGCAACATGGCCATCGTCATCTGCGACGGCAGTAACTTTTCTGCCACCGGCATCCCGTCGCTCTGGAGCCTGATTTCCAATGACGCTGGCGCTGCGATCGGGCCACTGCTCTCCCTATTCCGCAACTCCGCGTCTCCGGCCGCGGCAGACGTGATCGGGGGCATCAGCTTTGACGGCAGGGACAGCGCCGCCAACAAGCAGACATACGCCACGATCGAGGGCGGCATCACCGACCCGACCAGCACAAGCGAAGACGGCTTGATAAACATGCGTGCCTTCGTCGCTGGCGTTCTCACGACCATCATCTCCATGAACGGCGCTGCCGTGACGGTCAACGGCACTCTCACGGTTACGGGCTGATCATGACGTTACAAGCTTCAGGCTCCATGACCGGAGCGGACATAAGGGATGAGCTCCGACAGATCGGCGGCAATCTCGACTTTACGCCGACGGTACGGTGGCTTGCCGACAAGCCAACGGATCCTTTGACAATCCCAACTGATTTATACGGCAAATCAGCAGTAAAACAAACAGATGCACAAACCGTTGTCGGGTCGGGGGCAACGTGGAACGTAACAGTAAACCTTGGAGTTGATTTTCCTGGGAGGCGCTTTGTTGTTTGCGTCATTGGCTATGCCGCTTCGACTGCATCACAGGTACTGGTGGTTGGGCCGAATACGTTAGGGGGGCAGACAATTACACTTGGACCGGGACAAGCTCGGTTTAACGCCAGTACGAACGTATCAGGTGGTATTCTTTACTCGTCCCCAAGCGCAGTCACCGGAACATCTGGAACACTGCATATAGTCTTTAACCAATCGGTCATTCGGTTTCGGTGTGTTGTATATTCTATTTCAAATATTGGCACATTGTTTCATTCGAACTCTGTCGGATCAGCAAGTGCAACATCACTAAACACCACGGTTAATGTAGACACCAATGGTGTTGTCGTGGCCATGGCTTTTAAAGACAACGCAACATCGATGACACTTTCGGGAGTAGTTGAAGATTCAGATGCAGGTTCTGGAGGAAATGTCAGAATGGTTACCGGTTGGCAAAATCGACTGGCGTCACAAACTTCCAGACCAATTGGGACAACGGGGCAGGGTGCGGCTGATCTTATGGGTTTAGCCGTCATATCTTTTGGGACATAACTCTAGGATCATTCAGGGTGATCGCCAGACCACCCATTGCAGTGGCCGAGTTCGTGCCGCAGGACGGCGGCCGGCGTGGCGCCCATATAGGTATTGTCGATCGTGATCACGATGCAACTTTCAGGGAAAGCCTTCGCGCAACCATGCTGTTGAAAGCTGGTCGTATCTTTCAACCCGTATTTGGCAAACAGCCGCTGGCACGCCTTCTGCATCTGGGCTTGAGGGATTTTCGTCAGCGTGAGCTTGCCGCTGTAGGCATGGTCATAGCGAGCGGGGGGATTCCAGGTCGCGTCGTTCTTGCCCGCGTAGGACAATGCTGGGCAGAACAGCATAGCGGCGGCAACTAGACCGACGTTGCATATATCAATGGAGCGTGCTTTGAATCGGGTAGCCACTGTGACCTCCTTCTAAGGTTGCTGGCTAGAACCCGTCGCGGTGGTGGAACACCCGGCGGGTTCGCTATTTATACAACAATAAAGCGCAAACACAAATGCGAAGTGCAGTCGTCGTTAACGGCAACTCATAAGTGATTCATTCTGAATCGAAAACAGGTTTTCCCATGAGCAGCATCGATTTGACGGGCGTCTCTGACATCATCCTGCCAGGCTTCAAATGGACTGGCGCCGGCCCGCTGTATCAAGGATACGGCGATCCCGATAACCCGGTTGACGGGGCCACCTACGGCATCAAAGTGAAGACATCAAAGATGTTCTCACTGGTTGACCCAAACGTTTCTCGTGTTGCAAACGGCATAGACGTTTCGCAGACACCCACCTGGCAAGACGGTGGGTCGATCCGAGGCGGACGCATCTCGCATTGCTTCCGCGGCCTTTATATCCACGATACAGGCGAAGGCGTCTTTGTCTCCGATATCAACGTTTCCGATTGCGTCTTCGGCGTCGTGGTGGACAGCGGCAACAGCAATATCGCCAATGGCCAGACCACACGCTGCTCTGTCGGCCTGCTGATCTCCGGCGGCACGAACAACGCTCACGCTTCGGTGGTGGGCTGGAACTCGCGCCACAACAACATCAACCTGTCATGCCAACAGGTGACGCTCGGGCATTCTCTCAACGGCTGCAATTTCATCGGTGGGCAAGCGGGTGCGGATCAAGGCCGGATCCAGATCCTCAATTCCAAAGGGATCATGATCAACGGCGGTCAGACGGCCTATTCGGATATCACCGTCGATGCGACTAGCCAGCTTGTGCTTCGTGATGTGACGTTCAGGGGCCCGGTGAATATCACCGTGACGGCCGGCGGGGTCTTCGATGCGAAGGGCTGCTACGCCATGACCGGCGCTACTCTGATGCTCAACGGCGTGGCCTTCAGCGGCAACACGCCCTAAACGATGCGGTCCATCTGCTCTTCGACGGTTTCGGGGTCTTGCTGATATTCCCAGCGGCCATCAGATTCACGGCGTCGGCGCCACAGGGTTCCGTTTTCAGACCATGTTCCGTCTATCAGCCGGACTTTCGGCTGCCACAGCGACGTGACTTCCGACCAAAGGTAGTCGGATGGCCGCGGCGTCTCTGGGAAGAACACACGGAATACCCGGCGCGGGGTAGCGTCAACGAGATAAGCGGACCAGTTCAGAAGCTCTAGCATCCCAAAATCCTACTCGGAGACACCCATGCTCGTCAACAACTGGCGCGTGGTCATGAAGCATGCCTGGTCAATCCGCTTCATGGTCCTGGCGCTGCTCTGCATCATCATCGAGCCGATCTATACTTTCGTCGCCGCAACATGGGTGGCGAAGAACATCTACATCCAACTCGCAATGTCGGCGATCACCGGCCTCCTTGCCGTCGCGGCTATCATCGCTCGCATCTTTGTTCAACAGAAAGTCTCAGGGGATTTGAATGGCAAACCGCCTTCAGAAGGGTAGCGCTGCGGCTGCAATGGCCATTGCGCTCGTCGGATCGTTCGAGGGATTGCGGCAGAACGCCTATCCGGATCCGGCGACTCGTGGGCAGCCGTGGACGATCTGTTACGGCAGCACGAACGGCGTCAAGCCTGGCGATCATAAGACGGTGGAGCAGTGCAGGGCGCTCCTGTCGCTCGAGCTGCAGAAGTATGCCGCCGGAATAGAGCATTGCGTCACGGTTCCGCTGCCGGACTCGCGCTTCGTCGCCCTGACCTCATTCGGCTACAACGTGGGCATCAAGGCAGCTTGCGGCTCGAGCGCGATCAAGCTCATCAACGCAGGAAAGACCGCTGAAGGCTGCGAAGCGCTTTTGAAGTGGAACCGCGCCGCCGGCATCGTGTTCCCTGGCCTGACCCGTCGCCGGCAGAAGGAACGCCAGTTCTGCCTCGAGGGCATCTGATGTTCGGGATCCTCGATTATCTCAAGCTTGGGGCAGGCGTGGCCGCTGGGCTGATGCTCTATCACCTCTATGCAATTTCGATCGGCTACCCTTCCGCAGCTCGTGAAGCCCGCGCCGGCTATGTTCTCCTCGCTGAGAAGACGGCCGCCGACGCCCGCGCCGCCGAGATGGAACGGCAGGCGAGTGCCAACAAGATCGTCGCCGACGCCTATCAGGTTCAATACCGCAATCAACTCCAAAAAGACGAACTCGTCGACGCTCAAGCCGAGCAGGAGAGGAAGGCCCATGCAGCCGATAACCTCGCTAAGGGCCGTGATGACGGTCTTGACGATAGCGATATTCAGTTCCTCTTGCGGAAGCGACCTTAAGCAGTTGAAGGACGCGGCACGCAGGCAGGGCGTCATCAATGCGGGTGTGAACATCGGCCCCCAGCCAGTCGAATGCGGGACTGATACCCCGCACGCAGCGCTGATCAAGGGGGAAAGCAAGCTGAACACCCTCGACCGTGAGCGCAGCCAGCTAGACAAGGCAAATACCAGCAAGCGGCGCTGCTTCAATTTCAACAATGACCAGGCGACAGCTTTGACTGGGACACGCTAACGTCACGTCACTGGCTCAAGCCAACCCCAATTGCGGCCGGTGTGGATGCGGGATATCGTTGACCGAGACACCGAGAACCGCTCCGCCAACTCGGCCAGATTGGAATTCGGCTCTTTGCCATGAAGGTCGATGATTTCGCGGACGTCGGCCTCACTTAGTTTGGCGCGCCCATGACTTTCACCCCTGGGGCGTGTGCCGTGTAGTAGTTCGTCGTCCTTGTTCTCGAACAAGGTTTTCCAGTCCAGATGCCCAGGTGCGATGCAGCCGAGATGGCCCTTGCCGCATGAATGCGCCGCTTCGTGCTCTGGCGTAGGAGGCGAGCCGTGGACCAATTCGCAGACGTATCGAGAAGCAACGACGTATTTACCATCTACCTTGAGCTGCCCGTAGCCGCCGCCGCTCTTACCGAAAGGCCACGTCAGGCAGTCGTTGCCAGTGTGGTGAAGCGCAACTTCGTGGATGAAGTTCAGGAGTTCGCCAGGAGATGCTCTGCCGCCCAGGGGGTCTCCGTGCCTCAGGAGGCGATAGTAATGCGCGCTGCAGTAGCCCTTGGAGTCGTGGGGCTTGCCGCAATCTGGAATCGAGCATAAACGGGGTTTAGCCATTATTGATCCTTTCACGATCATTTTGGTCAGAACCCGTCGCGAGCCTGCAAGCTCCGGCGGGTTCGCTATTTGTACCCCAAACATCAAGGAATCACAATATGATGCTTGGAATCGGCTTGGCCCTCACACAGCAGAGGGGCGGCGGGGGCGGTGCAGCTCCATTCCCGTCCTTCGCCTACCAGACGGAAACCAACACGCTCGCCGCGGCTTTCGCCGTTGCCCCGACCACGGCCCGCAAGCGCACCATGGATCGCGCTATGCGTCGGCTGAAGACGAGCGGTCTGCTTGCAAAAGCTCGGTGGATCAGCTTTGTCGGGGCGGATCTGGATGCTACGCTCACCAACTGGAAAACGCCCTCAGAGAAGGCGACCGCTGTAGGGACGCTGCCTTTTACGGCGGACCAGACCTATTCCGGCAACGTTGGGCTAAACTACATCAACTCAGGCGTACCGGCTAACGCGCTATCGCAGAACGATGTATCGCTTTTCACCTGGTATCAGACCGGCCACATGAAGCCAACGGCAACGCAAGCTGGCTCAACGATGGGCGTTATCAATGCTTCGAGTCAAGGTCTAGCTCTCGTTCCTTTCGCCGCTACAAGCGGCATCACGGTACGGTGTGCCAGCGCAAGCGTGGTTGTCACGAATGTCAGCGACGGTTTCGGTTTGATCGGGGCGTCGCGAAACAATTCAGCTAACTTCGATATCTACTACAACGGTTCCCTCAGAAGCACCAGCACCAGCACGAGCGTCGCGCTACCGGCCCTTAACATCTATTTTGGCGGTCTGAACAACAACGGCTCTATCACCAACGGCAACGCCGTTACGATGGCGTTTCAGTGGCTCGGCCAAGCTTTGACGCAAACCGAGGTCAAGACGCTTACCGCCATCGTCGGTGAATATCTCGAAAGCATCAGGTACGGGGAATATTATAACGAAGAGCCGGGGATCGGCACCGGGTCGATCAGCAAGCAATGCATCGCCTATGGCCTCACTGGTCAGGCCGTAACCTTCGCCGTCCAGGCCGCGAGGCAGGGGAAAACCGTCGCCATCATCGGCGGCTGGCGTGATCGCTTCTCGTTCGGCATGGCCGGCGGCGGTCTCGGCTATACCGACTTCGACAGCCCGACCGCTCTCGGTGGTCTCCCCCGTTGGATCATCACCGATTGCAACAGCCAGGAAGGCACGAGCGATACAGCGAGCGGCACGAATCCCGCCGCATACAAATTCAACCCGAAGCGGTTCAACCGGACCTGCAAGAAGCTACTGACGCAGTACAATATCCCGGTCTATCTCGCCAACGGCGTTGCATCCGTTAGCAAGACTGGCGCTGCGATCACCAGCATCACCACGACAGATGGGCGCACGGTTACGGCCAGCCAATGGCATGACGGCAGCTACGAGCAAGACCTTATACGGCACACTACCGGCATAGGCTGGACCAAGGGCCGAGAAGCTGCTGGCTCAGGAAACGAAGCGAACAACGGCGTTCGCGATGCTACGACCGCAGCTCAACCGCTCGATAGCCTCGGCGGCGTTGTCGTCACTGATCCTTGGACAACGCCCGGTGTTACAGCCAGTGGATTGCTCCCTGGCATCCAAGCCATCAAGTCGACATTTACGCCAGCGCTAGACAACTACCCAACGGTCGGATCTGCGGACACTCGCCTTCCTGCCTACAACTTCCGCCTGACCTTCACGAACAGCGCGCTTCTGCGCCTGGCTCTACCGAACACTCCGCCCGCTGGCTTCGACGCGGCAAACTACGAGACATATTTACGTTGGATGGACGGCGCCACCACCGCCGGCAACCCAATCGGAACGGGCGATGTCTTCAAGCTGGACGAACTACAGGGTACGGGCCGCTATGACCTTAACAAGCAAGGAATTCTCTCTACAAACCTGGTCGGCGTGAACCACAACTACCCAACCATGACGTATGCCGAGCGCGAAGTGTACTGGAAGCTGCAGTGGAACCACATCATGGGCCTCTGGTATCTGCTGCAATACCACGCAGACGCTCGCGTTCCCGCCGCCCTGAGATCGGCCGCCCTTGGCTGGGGCATGTGCCCCGATCACTATTACTCACATCATGAGAACGATGAACCTTTCTTCATGCCGCAGATGTATATCCGCGAGGCTATCCGTCTGTCGGGATCGGTGGTGATGAACGGCATCAACATGGGGCAGACAGACGGTCAGGTTCCAACGCTCGGCGACCATACGGTCAGCGTGGCGAGCTACAATATGGACAGCCACTCGACGCAGGTCATCGCCCACGAAACCAGCGCCGGCGTTTGGCAGACCCGTCACGAGGGCGGCATGTTTGTTTCGTCTGGCGGCAGCAACGGCGTTTCGCCGCTGCCCTATGAGATCTTCGTCCCGAAGGTCGCTGAGTGCACCAACGTCTCGTGCTCGTTCGGCGGCTCGCTGACGCACGTCGCCTATGGTGCTAGTCGAATGGAGTTCACAGCTATGCAGACGGCGCAATCTATGGGCCTGGCCGCTGCTCTGGCGATCGACGGCGACAACATCATCCAGAACGTCAGCTACTCGACCCTGAGAACGGCATTGCTCGCCAGCGCCTCCCTTAGCGGTGAGGTTGCGCCGGTTCTGCCGCAGACGACCTAAAGCAAGCGGCCGGAACAACCTGCGTCAACAGGGTGTCCGGCCTAACCTTCACGATTTCACTGGATCGCGACGGCTGGAACGCATGTTCCCAGATCGACCTTTCCTATCGGTTAATGGCATGAATACGGGCAGCGGGATTGATGACCTCAAATGACGATATTCTCCGAGCCCTTGGGCGTGTCGAAGGCAGACTTACCGGCATAGAGGAGAATGTTTCGCTTCTCCGCAATGAGTTGAGCGATGAGAAGGACAATGCTCACCAAAGCCGGGCTGTAATCCACCAGCGCCTCGACGAGCAGATGCGGCAGATCAACTTCCTCGACAAGGTGGTGGAGATCAGCAGCGGAGTTGACGTTACTCTTCGCGAGGAGATCAAGGGGCTAAAGGCTACGGTGGAGAAGAACCACGATGCCACACAGCCGGCCTTGGAGGACTGGAAAAGAATGAAATCGATCGGTTACGGCATATCCGGCCTGATCGCGTTTGCTGGGCTCACCGTAGGCGCTGTGGCCACATGGGCGAGTGACGGCGCGGTCTCAGCCTTGAGGCATTGGCTGAAAATAAATTGACGGCTAGTGGCCTTCCTGTTCCTTGAGGGTGGCATTCGTCATTTCAACGATGGATGTCGCGATCGATATCTGATGCGGGGTGCTTGGCGGTTCTTCGTTTAGGGCTGCATCGATCATCAGGTTGAAGCGCCCACGCACTTCCCAATGGCTCCACCCCGGCGTTTTGCCTGCCTCCACCATCGCATCGGTAGGCTCGCGTAGGGATTCGATCACCGTCATTACTTGATTGACGAAGAGATACCAGTTGCCATCGACGTTGGTCATGACAAGAGCGGCATCCTCGGGGAGCCTGAACCTGTCTGCGTAATGCTGCGCTGCCAGCTTCCTCGCGCAGCGCTCGATCATGCTCATTGCTTTCTCCATCCTCAGTGCTCCTTATAGAACATCGTTAGAACCCATTTTGCAAAACGCGACGGAAAAGCTGCAAAACATTCTCTTGACGAATCCGCTCAAGTCGTTGATCTGAAAGTAAAGCGGGCGTGGCGAAACTGGTAGACGCAAGGGACTTAAAATCCGTTAGAAATACTGCGTTTGCTGGATTTCTACTGCAAAACATACCATATTTTACTACCGAAAACGATGGAACAAAGCGAGATTTGCAAAACATTTCAACGTTTCTTTTTGCTGTTGAAGGCACGGACAACCTTGCTTTCATTCTCGACGTGCCGGGTATAGTGAGCGCCCATCCGCTCTGACCGGTCACCAAGCGCCGCGGCGACATCGCCGATCTCCACGCCCGCCCGCCTCAGGTCGGCAGCATAGGTCGTTCTCAGGCCGTGCAGCGTGGTCCCCGCGCCAATCTTCCCATCCCGCTCCAGATCCCGCAGGTAGTGGCTGACCGCCGTCTGCATCTGCTTCTCGCCTTCCCATGGCGTGCCGTCCTGGCGCGTGCAAATCTCCAAAGCAGTCTTGTCCAGCTTGTCGATATATTCCTGCAGTTCCTCGACGACAGGGACCATCGTGTTTTCCTGATTCTTCCTCGCCACCTTGCGGAAGCACTTCCACCCATGCTGCGGGTGAGGGGCGTAGTCCGACCAGCGGAGCTTGACGAGCGTCTGCCCGCGGTAGCCGGCGTGTCTGGCAATGATCATCGGAGTGAGGAGGTATCGAGGCGCGTTGTCCCGCACATATGCCCATTCCTGAGCGAACCATTCCCGATTGGCGTTGGGATCTGACGTGTGGGCCTTGTCGAGCCCCTTGGCGGGGTTGGCGCGCATCTTGCGGCGCTTGACGGCCTGGCTGAACATCGATGACAGCGCGGCGACCATCTGGTCAGCGAATCGGGGCCATTTCTCTTTGGCGCACCGATCGCGGATGTCGTAGATATCGGCCTGCTCTATGTCGTCGAGGGGGTAATCGAACTCAGGACGCAGCCAGCCGAAGGCGTCGGTATAGTCCTTCTTCGTGGCGGCGGCGAGCGTCTGGTATTTCGGGCAATCGTTTTCGAACCAGTAGACGAGGGCTCCGAGCGTGCCGTCAGCGTAGGTTCTCTTTTCAGTGAGCTTCCGGCGGCCATTGTAGGCGCCTATGAAGTCCGGCATAGCCATGCGCTTTTCGAGATCGGCCCGCGTTCCATCGAAGCCGCCAATCAGTTTCTCCTTCGTAGCGCGCACATAGACGTACCACTTCCCGCGCGCCTTGATGACGTTAAGCCCTTCCAGCTTCACTTTGACCACCATAGAGCCGCTCCCCGAATTTCCGCTTCGGGGCGGCATCCTGCTTGTTTGGATCGAGAGACGCCAGCCATTCGTCAAGGCGCTGGCGAAGATATCTTTCGCCCCTTGTGGATTCCGTGAACTTCAGCGGCCGAACGGGGCAAACCTTCTTGAAGGTCTCGACACAGACGCCGCAATATGCAGCGGCTGATTTCTGGTCCATGGCGGCCGGCCAATATGGGATGTCAGCCATCTACCCCTCCCTCTCTGCGGCGGCCTTCATCTTTTCAAGCTCATGAACCGCCAAGACCAGCCCGCGCTCGACGATCGTTGTCATCGAAGGCGGATAAGGCATTGATATGCGAAGGGCCTCCACGCGGCTTTTCAGTTCTGTCGTGAGGCGAATGGTGATTGTCTCTTGTTTCGCTGTATGGGCCATCCTACCCCTCCCTCTCTGGGATAAGCGCGCGGATGGCTGCGGCAGCACAGGACTCGCAATCCTCCCAGCCGAATTTGCCATGGGCGCACGTGTCCTGCTTCTTGGCGATGCCTGGGCGGTCAAAGCCTTCCTCGATCAGCTTCGCAGCTTCCTCAAGCGCAGCGGCTCGGGTCTCCGCTATCCTGTCCTGAAGCTGGCCGACTGCCCTGAGATATCCAAGGGCTTCCGTCTCCTTGGCCGCCAGTTCGGCACGGAGGGCTGCGATGGCTTTGGAGCCTTCAGCGCAATCGGCCGGCAATGTCGGCATATTCCGCGGCGGACGGCGTTTCGCTCCCCACCATTTTAGGCGTTCCACGATATCAGCCATCTAGGTCGTCCCCTTGCGATATTGGGAGAGGGCGGCGCGGGCGTGCTTTTCAGCGAAATATGCCGCGATACATTCCTCAGACGTAGGCGATGGCAGGCTAACCGTCATGTCGCCATTGTCGTTGAAAACCGCATCGGCAAGTGGTTTGAGCGCACGCTCTGCCTCCTCCAGCGCCTTGACCAGCTCTGCGCATCTGGATTCGGCGGCGATCGCTTGGGCAGTTGCAAAAGTTGCGGCGCTGTCAGCGTTATCCCGTTCCGCCTCTGCCTTCTCGCATCTGGCGCGGAGTTCGGTGATCTCGTCACCCAACTGACGATCTCTGTCCGCCTTCATTCCAGCGATATTTGAAAAGCAGGGATCGCCGCTGTCGTCTTTGGCCTCCCCTTCGTTGCCGGGATCGTCCTTGAGGGTGGCGCCTCGAAGCTTGTCGGCGAGATCCTTCCACCTCTTCCTTTCGGCCTCTGAATATGGGCGGAAATCTGCGCCGGGCTCAGAGAATTGCAGGAGTTGGGTGCGTTCCCATTCTGTTAGCTCCAGCGCCACAGCCGGCAATTCCGTCTCTATGGTCATGGGGTGGTCTCCTGAGGGGTGAGACGGTTACGCGAGCCATGCGAACGGTTGATCTCGCGGAGCTTCGCACCGAAGCGCCTATTCGCCTCTTCCTGCGTTTCGGCGTACTCGACTGCGCCGCAGTTGCAGAATTCGGGTTGAGTATGGAAACGGGTGCATGGGCAGAAATCGTCGTGCTTAATCTTCACGTCTAGCCTCCTTGAATGTCTCCCAAAGACCGTTGGCGATGATGAATTCATCTCGGCGCTCAACCATTCGCCGCAACCGCTCCACCTCTCCTGTCTCGGCTTCCTTGAGGGCGGCATCGATCGCCTTCCTCAGCACCGGCTTCGTTATCTTGCCGTCCCATGCTGAGCAGATTTTCCAGGCGGATTCGAGAGCTCGTTCCTCTGGGGTCATGCGTCACCTCCGCATCCCTGCATCAAATGGTGGCGAGACTTTCGCTCCCACTCAGCTAGATCAGTTTGATATTGTTCTTCGAGCCACAAGGCGACGGTTCCGCTTCGCGTGGCGATAGGACGGTCTGGCCGGTCGATATTGTGGCGTTCAACATATTTGTCGAAAAGCCCGCTCTCTACCCACTCCTCGGCGCAAGAAGATGCTGCCAATGCCGAAGCGCGCCTATCCATCGCGTCCATCTGGCGAGCGCGGACGCAAAGGTCCAAGCCTTCCGACAGAAGCGTTCTGCAGGTTTCGCAACTCATCTCGTCTCCTCAATCGGTTTGAACAGCGCCCTCGGCGCCAGCGGGATCTTAGTCTGTCGCTTGGCTGCGCTCTGCGATACCGGGAAGCCGGCGGATTTGATCTTCTGCTTGGGAGCCGTGCGGATGCCGAGGTGCTTCTTCCGGACAGCCGCAATCCTCGCCTTCTCGGCTACATCGGCCGCTGTCTTTTCGACATGGCATTTGCGGTGTGCCGGCTTCAGGTTCGATTCCCGGTTTTCGCCGCCGTTGATCAGAGCCTTGACGTGATCGAGATCCCACTTCTTGCCGTCGATCGCGCAGCCGCAAAGGTGGCACCGGTTTCCTTCCCGTGCCATGATGCGGTCGCGGACCCTACCAGGGGCTCGGTGATCGTCTGACTTGCCGATCCATTCTGAGACAGAGCGCGTCACTGGCGAGCCCTCAGCATCCGGGTCATCTCGTTCCGCTGCTCAACCAAAAGCGCACGGTTCCGCCTATGCCGCCTGCGGTTCTTCTCGATCAGCTTTTTTCGCTCGATAATGTCAGGCATGACGCGGGCCATTCGCTTCCGGTCGTTCCAGGCTGCCCAGGCGCGGAGGAATTTGGTGATGAGTTTTGCAAAGGTCATGACGCAACCTTCCCCATAGCCCTGAAGTTGGACTGGCAGGTGCGCCACGCCTCGATGATCGCCTCGCATTTGCTGCGGGTGTTGCGATATTCCTCGTCGGCCTCGATGGCCGCGTAATAGGCTTCGCACGCGATCTGGTAGTCTTCGGCCAGGATCGCCAAAGCATCGCGCTCTGCAACGCTACCTGTGGCCTTCAGGAAGGCGCGGGCCTTGGCTGCCTTGCGCTGGTCTTCCCGGCGTTCACGCATAGCCTTCGCGGCTGCAGCGGGTTGCGCCTGTATTTCCAGCGTATCGAAAGCAGCATGCACAGTTTCGTCTCGGATGAGGAATGTCGCCATAGCTCAGCCCGCCATCAATAGAGCGCCGGCCTCGTCGATCGACTGAGGATCATAAGCGCGCTGCAGATCGGTGATCTTTTCCCGAACCTCCTTCAGGAAGGCGACGACTTCGCGCTCCAGTTCGAGGATCGTTTCATCATCGCGCTCCACGCGTACGCAGAAGAAGCGCATGGATTCCGGCATACGCGGGTCGAACGAGACGAAATCGCACCATTTCCTGCCGGTGCACGCCATCTGCCACATCATCTGCGTGACATACTTGCCGGGGACGACGCGGCGCAGGAGGGTGTCAATGTGGGTCGCGGTAATGGGACACTTGATTTCTATGAGACCATCCTCTCCGACCAGACCGTCAGGAGAGGCGCCCGTATCGCCGATATCAGGATGGGGAACGAAGCCGACCTGATCAACCTCGCAAGCCCGGTAGAACTCATAGGCGGCCCGAGCTTCCGGCTCCATATCTGTTCCCCACTGCATTGCCGCATTGGTGAAGGACTCGGTAGGAACACCAGTAAGGCGCTCGACGATGAGCTGCGCGGCGTAATTGTCCCGCGAAGTGGAGTAGCCGGATTTCGTCTTGGCAACGATATCGGCAACTCTTGACGCCGTCACGCGCCCCAGGCGCTCCATGTGCCATTCAGTGCTTCCCTGATCAGCCATTGGCCTTCTCCTCCGCTATCTTCGCAAGGTGGTCGATGCGCCGACGCAGCGAAGCGACGACTTCGTTGAACTTATTCAGGGGAATGTCGGTGATCGCCTCGACCTTCCAAAGCTCGCAGAATTTGGCGATATCGACTTGGCCATTTTCGATCAGTTCGCGAATAACTGAACCCTGGGCTTCCGTGATAAGCTTCGCTTCTTCCTGCGACTGATCGGCCTTCCCGCCATCGTCATCAGCTGCAGCGGCCAATCCGAGGGCAGCCTTGAGCGTGTACCGCTGCAGGTAGGTGACGGTCGATCCGATCTGTTGGATGCTGTTCTTGTTGCCGCTGTCGTCTCGGCCGGCCATCAGCGTGTTTTCCTCGCTATGGCCCATGCGATGCGATACGATGCAGGTAACGACGATCGGCTGGTTTGGCTCGGCTGTCGTGCGGTAGCGGACGGAAAGGCCATGCCTTGAGAGTATCGGCGAGATAACCGACATGATCGACGCGAGGTCTTCATACTGGTAGTTCGTCCGGCCCTTTGACGTGGTGAAGTCGACCTTGCGGCCCTTCTTGATCTCGGGAATATCAGCCTTCGCCGCAGACATAGCTTCTTCGAAAGCCTTGCGGGCCTGGTTGGCTTCCCAGCGCTCCTGCAGCGCAAGAAGCTTGCCGAGGGTGTCAGGGTCGGCGTTGCTCGAAAGAGCGCGGTCGAGCATGTCCATAGGCGTGATTGCCGTCGACCGCTCGAAGTTGGATACGGTGGCCGGGACGCTCTGCGTATTCGGAGGCATGATTTCAGCGGTTTGCATGATATTGCTCCTGGTTGATTTTGTCCTGTTCGCCGAATTTCCGATCTGCTTCTGAAAGCGCGACAATCCCGGCGACAGCAAGAAGGCCGATAACGACGATTGCTTGATTGATTGCATGGATCTGTCGCGCGACTTCGGCGAAGTACCGGTGCTTGTCGGGGCTCTCGCTCATGATGCGTCTCCTTCCAAGGCGGCGCGGGCGCGGACAATTGCTTCACGATCCATTCGGATCATCGGCTCATAGTCCGGGTTGGTTCCGATACCGATGTTCGCGAAAGGCCTCAGCAACTGGCGAAGCCTCTCGTTCTCTTCCCGCAGCCGGTCACGTTCCTCGGTGAGGGAGGCGCGGGAGTTGACGGCCAGCGCGATAATCTCAGCATCGGCATCTGAACTGGTTTCGCAGATCAGCCATCCCTCTGGAGCTCGAACGGCCGATGGGCCTTCCTCGATGTGCCAGGGGACGAAACGCCACGGCGTCGGAGTGTGCTTGATCTCGCTCATCGTTTATCCCTCACGCGTACAGTTGGTGTTCATCGAGGATTTCAAGCTGCTCGCGAGAATATGCGGCGTAGCGCTCCGCCCAGATCTGGTGCTCGATCGTCCGATCTTGGATGGCGACGACAATCGCCGGGTGGCGGCTGAGCCCATAGCGGACGCTGCCGGCTTCTTCGGCGGCGCTGGCCTGATGGAGAATTGCAAGGCGGAGAGCATTGTTACGCATAATTCTGATCCTCATCCGTGATGTTCATTTGCTGGCGTGCATAGCGGTAGTGCTCGACGACCGAGGCAGTCGCACCGCGCATCCAAGACGGGCCACGAAGACGGTGCTGCGGCTGGCGGATGAATTCGAAGCCATGAGCGCCCATGCGCTGAGCCTCGATCGCCATGTAGGCGTTGCAGTCGTCGATCGAACTAGCTGCATTCCAGCGGGCGTCCCGCCTGCTCTGCTCGGTCTCGATTTTGCGAATGTGCTGCATCATCGTCTTCCTTCTCGACACCCGTTTAGAGGTGGGGGTTACGCGTCTAAAAGCGGCTTCGACGGGAGAGATTTCTCCATCTCCTCAAGCCATTCGTCGGCGGCATCCGTTGCCTTCTCGAAGCATCGATCTATGTCCCATCCGGATTCGTTCGCCTGCGTCATGATCCCTTGGATGGCGACGTAAAATTCGTTCTCACTCATCTTCATCCCGTCCCGTTGTTAGATCGTCGTGATCTTCTTGAATGGCCCCGGAGGACCATGGGGGAGGTCAGGCGGCTGTCGGGATGGGTTAGTGAAACCGAACAGCGCCGTTGTCCGAGGCCATCTCAAAAGCCTTCCGAAACTCGCTGTAAATGTGATAGAAATTCGGGTAGTCGGAGGCCTTGGCCGCATCGTCGAAAGCTGCTAAATCAGCGGCAAGCTTCTTGCTTGTCTCGGGGCCGATCACGCCTTCGCAGTCCGAGAAGTTGATGATTTCCCAGAAGGACCCGGAGGTCACCTTCCAAGCGGAAGCTGAATAGCTTTCCCAATTCTTGCCGTACTGCTCGTAGGAGCTGAGAGGCCATCCAGAGAGCTTTGCGAGCTCGTCGCGCCAGCGATTGTAACTGCCGTACGATCCAGCACGGAAGCCAAAGCTGTCCTCGGCTGAATAGGGCGTCTTGTTTTCGATGCCGTCATTCCGCCCGGGGAAATCATCGTTGATGTAAGCCAGGAGATCGTATTCGGCATACTTCCTCGTTTCCGCATCGATCGGCTCGCCGTCCGCGTCGAAAACAATGCCACTCATCTTCGAGATTTGGCGGTATGCCGTGATATCCAGTCCCATCGGCTTCACTCCGGTTTCCAGATGATCCGCAGTGGCGGGTGTCTGGGTTCGATCATTTTCGATATCCTCCGCAGTGAAGGGAGGATGCCGAATGCGATCAGGCGGTCATCGCTGCGATGCGCTTGGCCGAATAGATCGAGTTGTTCGTGATCTTCCGCTGCCAAGCGCCGTTCTTCGGCGACCAGTTCCAGGCAGCGCCCTTCAGCTCGGAGATGATTTCCGGTGCAGGCTTGCCGTCGAAGATGAGCTGCAGGCGCTCGATGTCGTGATTTGTGACGATGAGAACAGCGCCGACAGTGAACTCTTCCTTGCCGGTCTTGGCGCCTTCAGGCTTGGGAGGGGAAACATAGCCAACGGCCTTGATTGCCTTGATCGCGGCGCTGAGAGCGCGCTCCTGCCAAGCGTAGAATTCCTTCGCCTTGTTCTCGTAGGACCGCCACGCCTTCTCCTGCCGCTGAACCGGGAAGTTTGCGGGGCCGGTGATCATGGTGGACATCATGCGGCTGCGAGATGCCCAGATATCCGACTGGCGCTTGATGTAGTTTTCGCGGTAGCGCTCTGACTGTGCGACGGCCTCGACGAGGCGCTCTTCGGTGTCAGCGACGGCCTCCAGAGCAGCATTGAAGTTCTTGATGGTCGCGACATAGTCAGCAACTTCGCTTTCGCCACGACGCTCCGGAACATGGCTGGTGCCAGCATGAGCGCGGATTGCCATCTGAAGATTTACGTCTGTGCTGAGTGGTTCGCGAAATTGCATCGTCTCGTCCTGCCGTGTTGGAGATGTTCGTCTCGGTTCGTTTGCTTGCCTGCCGATTATGGGAAACTCATAACGAAATGTCCAGCACTATTTATGGAAAAGTCATAAAAATATTTGACGGGAGATAATCCGAGGACTAGAACGGAAAAACCCCGCCGGACTAGGGCAGGGCTTTTGAGGTCTGGTTAAGTGAAGTCGGCGGCGGGCCTCGCCACGTGGATGTGGTAAATGTATACCGTTGGGTGCGCAGAATTACAATCCCCACTCCGAAAGATCGAAGGGGATGCGCCGTGACCTACCAGGGTTCACGAAAAAGTGCGATCGAGGTCTGTCGCTGGTGTCGAGCAGATCGGATGGGGTGACGGGCGGCTCCGGCGGTCAAGATCATTTCCAGCATAGGGGCTAACCTCGCTTTGTCGCGGGGCTTAGTCCTCCTATGTCCGGAGTTCGGGGCTCACCATCAGTCAAGAGCTTAAAAAGGTAGAAAGATTCTTCTACTACAACCGCAGAGATTTTCTCTGAAAGGCACTGTACCAAAACGCACAGAACGCAATTTTGGCGGTCGCGGAAAATTAAGCAATCAACATCTTCACGATTGCTAACGCAACCCAGCGCCGTGTAATGGTTTGGGTCTAACCTAAAAAATGGCTATTCATCTGGGGAAATATTCCCAACAGATGTTGCAAATGTTCCCCCTGTGTTCCACGATAAGAAATAAATCCTAAATGTGGGGTCTATCATGACGGGCAGACGTGCATTCCTAAAATCGCTCGCTCCGGTCGCAGTGGCGGCCATCGTCCCGGCTCGTGCCGAGGCAAAGTCAACCCCTGATATGTGCGAATACTATGCTGAATGCCTTGCCTCGGCCATGAAGAGCCGTCACGGCGGGCAATGGAAAGTTGAATTAAACCACGAGAAGAAGAGCATTTTCGGGCGCGGCGTCACGCAATCTTCTTCTTAGCGAATTCGACAGCCTGCTTGATGTATTCAAGGTCTGCCGGCGCCAGATCGGCCATCTCCAGATAAATCTCCCACGCCAGGTTATCATGCTGAGAGGGGCCGCGCCCCTTCCCAGTCACGAGCCAATCCAGAGAGACCTTGAACTTCCTCGCATACTTGACGGCTGAATCGAGCTTGAAGCCGTCCGTGCCATTCTCATGAGCTGCATAGGTAGGGTATGGCACGCCAAGCGATGTCGCCGCCTCTCTGACGGTCATGTACCCGGCGGCAAGACGCGCCTCTATCAATCGCTCGTTCACGGTTTTCATGATTCTGACGTTGCCATAAATAAATATGAGAAACCCATTGACCTTTTGTTATGACTTTTCCATAATGGCACGATGGAACACGAACTCGACATCCAAGCTATTCGCAAAGACCTCGGCGGCATCACCCAGGCGCAGCTCGCCGATGCCATGGGCGTCGACCAGAGCACCGTTTCAAATTGGGAGAACGGGCAGCGGCCTCGCGGCCCAGCTCGGAAGCTCTTGCTTTCCCTGAAGCGCGAAGACTTCGCAAGAGCGGAGAGCGCAGCATGACATCCGGCTACGTCTATGCCGTCGAGTGCGGCGAAAGGATCAAGCTCGGCTTTTCGGAGAACCCCGATCGCCGGTTCAACAAGATCGCATCTGATGCGCCCTATCCCTGCTCGATGCTTGGATACTGGCCAGCCTCCAAAGCTGACGAACTGGACATCCATTCGAAGTTCAGCGGCATCAGGGTTCATGGTGAATGGTTTCTGTCGACGCAGGACCTGCTGCAGTTCATCTCCGATAATGCCATGGCGGTCGTTTCCCCCACCGACAAGCGGTTCGAGATCACCAAAGACGACACTGCACTCGCAAGGTGGCGCAAAAGCCAGAAAAAGCCCGCGAAGCATTTCTGCGGCCCCTTCGGCGTGACGCAGGCCACATGGTCGCGGTGGGAAACGGGAAGGCTCAACGTCAACACGACCAAGCTGAAGCGCCTGATGGCGCTGACCGGTCTGACGCTGGAAGAGCTTCGCCCTGACATTTTCGGCACTACGGCAAACGAGGTTGCGGCATGATCAACCCCACCGAAGAAGACATCGCGGCTCGCAGGCAGGCAATGAACGGACCTCTTGAGGAAATCGCTGGATACATTCCAGAGGCTTTCCCTCAGGGCAGCGAAGAGCCAGTCGAGGTTGGCTGTTACTATTGCGATCAACCGGTTGATGCAGAAAAGGCCGAGCATTGGGTAAATGACAGTTATCCGTGCTGCGAGGATTGTTTCGATGCGTCGTTCGATAAGCTCATCGAGAAGATCCTTTCCGACAACACACCTGTCGAGCCAAATTCTACGGATGTCCTGATCGCTAAGCTTGGCATCACCCAAGGCCAGAACAGGATGATGGCCGATGCCCTCGAAAAATCCCTTCACATTATGCGCTCCTACCGGCGCCTAGGGTATGGCGACGACGTCTATATGAGCACGCTGTGTGACGCGATTTGTCATGCAGAACGAGCCATCGACTATTTCAAAGTAGACCTCCCCGCCAATCCAAGGACTCTCTCCAACACCACCCTAGACGAGCAGGAGCGCGCGCCGAGGACGGGAGACGCAGCATGAGCGACTGGCAAACAATCGACACGGCTCCGAAGGACGGCACGACAATCCAAATCACAGACGGACGAACTGTTTATGCCGGAGCATGGGCGCCGTCGATTCACGGGAGCAAATACCCCTGGGCTTTCATCGAAGTCTTCGCGAGCGATCCTCATGGGTGCTGCGACAATGAAGATAGCACGCGGATCGAAAGCAATGCCTTTCCGCTGTCTGGGCCAACCCATTGGCAACCACTCGCTGAACCTCCTCGCTCCCCCACTCCCAACACCACCCTAGACGAGAAGGAGAGGGGAGACGCCGCATGAGCGAAGAGCGCAAAATCAAGATCGTCCAAGACGGTGACCTGGCTATGGCGGTCTGCATCGCCTTCATCCTCTTCTGGGCTCAAAGCGGCTGGTATCGCGTCGACTGCGCTCTTGGCATCCAAGCCGCGTGCAATCGCATTGCTGCCGAGAAGGCCTATTCGGAGCCAAAGCCATGACCACCATTCCCGAAGACGTAATGCAGACAAAGCCGAAGGAGCTTCTCATGACTGAGTTCCCAATCCAGATCGAGACAGACGAAACCGGCATCACCATAAGCCAAGCGTGTCCTTCGCCTGAGTGGTCGATCACCGGCAAAGGCGGACGCGCCGACACTGTCTTCATCGCCAACGCTGACATTCCAGCCGTCCTCAGGGACTTCCAGCGTCGGATGAATGAGATCAACGAGAGGGAAAGCATATGAGCGTCCAGTTTCACGTCAATCAAAAGGTCGTCTGCATCGATGCCGGACCGTTCAGTGATCGGATCACCAATGGCTCGATCTACACAGTTTCTGCAGTAGGCGAGAACATAGGCAACCTTTACCTCGGCCTTGAAGAAACGACGCTTGTGAAGCCGCTGCAATGGCGCGCCAAGCGCTTCCGACCGGTCGTCAAGCGCAAGACCGACATTTCCATTTTCACCAACATCCTGAACACCCAACGCGTGAGGACAGACGCATGACATACGCTCTTGCAGCAATCGCAGCCCTGGCCTTCGCATCTGCCCTCGGCAAGCTCCTGAAGCGCAATCTCGACCGGAACTATCCGAACGTGGATTCCGAAGGAGAGGTCGAGAACTTCCTTGCTGAAGGTCTCGCTGTCTGCCTGGCGAAAGAGCTGGCGCGATGAGCGAGTTCAAGCCAATCGACACGGCTGACAAGGACGCCCACCGGCTTTTGCTCGGCATAGTCAGGAAGGGCGTCTTGGAAGAGACCCACATCGGCGGCTTCCGGTACGCGATCAACTATGACGAGGAATCATGCTGGTGGAGCGACCAATGCGACGACGAGATCGTGCCGACGCATTGGGCAGAGATCCCATCAATCACCCTTACCAACCCCGACAGCGCTCCCACCCCTCCCTGAGTGAGCCTGTCAGGCGCTGGCGTCGTCGACCTCCCGCGATGACGCCAGCAACCTTATACGCGGCAGTTTCCATTCTGCCACAAGACGAACTGCCAGCTCGCCGATCGTAGGCGGAACTTCCCAATCGGGCGAGCTGGCTTCTTCCAAGGCCATCGAGGCGGCGGCGTTTCTGGCCTGGAAACTGAGAATTACGGGCTGACCCGAGCGGCGGGCCGGCGACGAGGCGGAAACGCCGGCAAGCGAAACTGCCTCGTCGTCTTTGTTTTGAGTGCTGTGTTGCATCTCGTGGGCTCCTTAAGCACCCACAGAAAAACACAGGAGATTTGTTTTGCGTGACAAAAGTCAGGGCAAGGAAGACAGAAAAATGAGCGCTGAATACATAAGCACGGCGAAGGGGATGGCAGATTTCCTGCTTACCCGCGAGCACCGCGGACCCGGCGATACTATCGAGGCTGCCGCATATCGGCTCCAAACAAAATTCGGAGTGCCTGTAACGGTGCTCATGAGGCTTCGTCATCGCGAGGTCAAAGACATGTTGATGTCTAACTTCATGGCGCTGGCGGGCGCCTACAGCAAGGTATCCCAGAAAATCGAGGACGCTTACGAGCGTGAACGGGAGGTGGCAATTGATCCGAAGATTCTTCGGTTGGCTGATTTTGTGGCTGGCAAGAAAGTTGAGGGGTAGATGACGCACTATCACTCTATCAGCGGAGGGGCCGGCTCTTGGCTGGCCGCAAAGCTGGATATGTCGTCCTACCCGAATGAAGAGCACCGCTTTCTCTTCGCTGACACTCTATATGAGGACGCCGACTGCTACAGGTTCTTGATCGAGGGAGTTGGCTATCTCATCGGGCGGGACGTTTCCAACTTCCTGCCGCGAGCGGATGATTTCCCAGACTATAGGGTTAGCGGCGAATTCGATATCGCGACATATGCAGGCAATCCAGAATGGCGTTCTTTCCTTCGCCAACTCCGCGCCGACGTCGCCGAGGCAATGCCAGAACTGACTTGGCTCGTAGAGGGGAGAGATCCGTGGGAAGTATTCCGCGACCGAAAATTCCTCGGGAACAGTCGCATTGACCCATGCTCCAAGCACCTGAAGCGCGACGTACTTGACGCTTGGCGCATGGAAAATGCCGACCGTGACGAAGATGTGTTCTCTGTCGGCATCGGGACGCATGAGAGCCATCGTTACGATCGGCTTGCCGTGCGCATGGCGGAAGACGGATGGCGGTA